TAAGGTTGCTTGTGCTGAATTTTGGGGATGCAGATGACCTACACAATCAAATTTACAACCCCTTTCAACACAATTGAGTATATCAAAGTTGAAGCAAATTCAATGGCCGAAGCGGTTTATAAAGCCGATAAAGCAACGGATATTTGCGAAGTGTTAAGTGTTGAGGTAGCAGAATAAAATAACCCAGGCCGGAGAAATGCCGGCTTTATTTGGTCTTATAAATAGTTCTTGCTTTGTCAAGTTTAATTTAGTATATTTTGAGTTATGGGTAAAACTAAGATGACAAATATTGACACTATAAAAGATTGTTTTGATTTTGGAGTTGCAAATTCTTTTGGCTTGGATTTTGGAACGGCAACAGATATGCCGGAAAGGTACCAAAAACCACTAAAAATAAAAGAGATGAAACAATCCATGATTAAATATGATAACGCTGAAAAACTAGCACAATTTATTGATTTAAAAGAAAATTCAAGATACTTTGTGTTATGTTCAGGTGCTTTTATTTATGGCGATTTTATTGAAGCATTTATAGTTGAAAACGATTTTGGAATTGAAGAGCTAACGATCAGCAGTTTATCTTTTTCAGAATCAAACATTGATAGCATAGCAAACCTATTTAACGGCGGATATATTAAGAAGTTGCGGTTATTTACAAGTTGCTACTTTTGGGGTTTTAGAAACAACAAAGACCTTATAAAATACGCTTATTTGCAATTTAAAGACTATGATTTTGACATTATTGTCAGTCAGCAACACACAAAGATGGCTTTAATTCGTACCGATTGCGGAAAATATATAAATATGTATGGTTCTGCTAATTTGCGAAGTTCGGGATGTATAGAGCAGATTACGATAGAGGAAAACAAAGAACTTTATCAATTTAACAAAGATTATTTTGATAGCATAAGCCTTGAGTATTCAGCGGTAAAAAAACCACTAACTAAAAGCAATAAATTTAACAAAGAGGTTTAAAGATGGAAAACGGAAGCGCAGATACAAGTTTTAATTTTGGTGCAAATGCAACAAAAACGGCAGGCAATAGAAAACCAAAAAAAGGCAGTAAACCAGCAAAAGAGAAAAAAGGTAAATAAATATGCTCATATCGGAAATAAAACTAAATCCGAACAATCCACGGATAATTAAAAATGATAAATTTGCAAAATTAGTGCAAAGTATTAAAGATTTCCCCCAAATGCTTGAAAAACGCCCGATTGTAATTGATGAAAACAATATAGTACTTGGTGGAAATATGCGTCTAAAAGCGTGTCTAAAAGCAGGCATGAAAGATGTTCCGGTTATAATTGCCAGCGACTGGACAGATGCACAGAAAAAACAATTTATTATTAAAGATAATGTGGGATTTGGTGAGTGGGATTTTGAAGTATTAACAAACGACTGGAAAGATTGTGATTTGTCTGGATGGGGCTTAGATTTGCCAAAAAATCAAGATGAAAATATTTATACTCAAAAAATTACAACACCGATTTATGAAACTAAAAATAAAAAGCCTGATATTCAAAAACTTTATGAGGATAAGAAATATAGAGAGCTGTTAGAAGAAATTGAAACAAGTGAGATAACTCCAGATGAAAAAGAATTTTTAAAAATAGCAGCAGCCCGACATATTGTATTTTTTTATGATAAAATAGCAGATTATTATGCTAAATCAGAAAAAAAAACACAATGTTTAATGGAATCATCTGCAATGGTTATAATTGACTTTGACAAGGCAATTGAAAACGGATATGTAAAACTTGCTGAAAATATAGGAAAACAATATAAAGGTGACTATGAATAAAGATTTTTGCATATTTATATTAACACACGGAAGACCAGACAATATATTAACACTTCACACTCTAAAAAGAATGGGCTGTAATTATCCTATTTATTTTATTATTGACAATGAAGACAAAACAGCAGATCAATATATAAAAAATTTTGGTGAAGACAATGTAATAATGTTTAATAAATTAGAAATATCTAAAACTTTTGACACCGGAGATAATTTTAATAATAGAAAGTGTATAATATACGCAAGGAACGCCTGTTTTAAAATAGCAAAAGACTTAGGTTATACTTATTTTTTGCAGTTAGATGACGATTATAGAGAGTTTAAATATAGAATAAATGGTGACATGCAACACCCTAAAGATCATTTTACTGTTAAAAATAATTTAGATAATATTTTTGATATTTTTTTAGATTATTACAAATCAGCTAATTTTACATCAATAGCAATGAGCCAAGGTGGTGATTGGTTTAGTGGCGAAAAAGCGTTTGGAATTCCTAAAAGAAAAGCTATGAATTCTTTTTTTTGCTCAACAGAAAGACCATTTAATTTTATTGGTAGAATAAATGAAGATGTTAATACTTATACATGTTTACAAAGCAAAGGTAATTTATTTTTAACTATACCGTTTATGCAATTAGACCAAATTCAAACACAAGTAAACGCTGGAGGAATGACAGAAACCTATTTAGATGGTGGAACTTATTTAAAGTCATTTTATACTATTATGTACTCACCTAGCTGTACGGTTATATCAATGATGGGAAGATCAAATTTAAGGTTACACCATAAAATAAAATGGGATTGTGCAGTTCCAAAAATAATTAACCAAGATTTAAAGAAAGTTTAATAATGGCATTTAGCAAGCAAGCATATAATAAAAATCAACTCTTAGGAGCAATGAAAAAATCTTTAGGAGTTGTGTCTGCTGCTTGTCAAATGTGCAACATAAGCCGAGAAACTTTTTACACCTACATGGAAAAAGATTCTGAGTTTAAAAAACAAATTGAGGATTTAGAAAACTTTACTCTTGATTTTGTTGAAACGCAATTTTTAAAAAACATTCAGCAGGGAAACACGGCTGAAATATTGTTTTATCTGAAAACTAAAGGGCGCAATCGTGGCTATACCGAGCGGCAAGAATTAGACCTGACAACCAAAGGCGAGAGTATTAAGCCGGAAGCTCCATATCAAATTATAATCAATGGGGTTATTAAAGATGCTTGATAATTTTGTACCCGCATTTCTGCCGTTCTTAACCGAAAAAGCAAGATATAAATTCGCTTTTGGCGGTCGTGGTGGTGCAAAATCGGAACAAATAGCCGATTGTCTAGTTTTAAAATCTCTTGAAAAACATAATCAGAATATACTTTGTACAAGACAGACACAAACATCCATTGCCGATTCGGTTTACTCTTTAATTAAGCGAAAAATAGAAAGTCAAAACAAAACACATCGTTTTGAAACACCACAGCACGGAATATTTGCAGACAATAAAAGTCAGTTTATTTTTAAAGGCTTAATGAATACAGCCGCTCAAAACTCCGTTAAATCCATTGATCAGATAAACTATTCATGGACTGAGGAAAGCCATTCGGTTACACAGCCAGCTTTAGATTTATTATTGCCGTCTGTTCGTGCTAATGATTCTGAATTGTGGTTTAGCTGGAATCCTTATGCGGAATCAGACCCTGTAAATAAATTGTTTAACTCTTTGATTCAAGAGGAAAAAAACAAAGTTTATATTTTAAATGACAAAGAATATAAGTGGACTGAATATCGTGGCAACAATATGATTGGAATAAAAATAAATTATGACGGCAACCCTTTTTTTCCTGAAACCATAGAGATTGAACGATTAAATTGTTTTAATAATTACTACGAAGATTATGGACATATTTGGCTTGGCGAAACAATGTCAAAGGAAATGAATAATATTATATCTGGAAATACAGTTAAAGATGCGATGGTGAGAAAAGTTCAAGAAGTTGGACAAATAGAGATTGGTTGCGATGTTGCCAGATATGGAAATGATAAAACCGTTATTGGTAAAAGAAAAGGCTTTAAATGTTACCCTCAAAAAGTATTTAGTAAAATATCCACGGTCGAAACCGCTCGTCATTGCATGGATGCGGCGGACGGGGATAAATCGCTAAAAATAAAAGTTGATGACACGGGAGTCGGTGGCGGAGTTACTGATTATTTAATAGATGCCGGATATAACGCTATTGGAGTTAATAATAATCAAGCCGCTAATAATCCAGATAAATATCCTAACGCAATTTCTGAAATGTGGTTTGAGCTAAGGGATATAATGCTAAAAATAGAACTACCACTATCTGAAAAATTAAAAGATCAGTTAGTGCAAAGACGGTACGGAATAGACAAGCAGGGCAGGCGATTTGTAGAATCTAAAGACGAATATAAAAAAAGATGCGGGGAGTCTCC